TTAATATCCTTTGTGGTCGGGGTTGGAACGACCAACCAGGGTAATAGACAGCACGGAGTAACAGGCTAAAGCCCATGACCGACCACAAAAGATACTAAGAATTTGCATTTGATGCTCCGTGTGAATGCTGGGATCGTGACTCCCAGTAGTTGCGATTATATCAGTATTTGGCTTTAATAAGAAAAGCTTTGCTGACCCTGGTCCTTTCTCCGAACCGGTTCTTAACATACATCCTAAAGCCTCGGTCTATGATATGGCCATCAGCCTGCAACTCTGACAACCGGCGGCTCAACTCAAAGATTCCAAGCTTCTCGTATGCCTGGATGCGAGTGACACTACCGCTCTTCTTTAGCCATTCCAACAATCTAAGTTTCTGTGATTTCATTTCAGTCTCCAATTTTGAGGGATAGGGATTCTGACAGCCCTCATTCTCAATAAAACAACATTGACCTGACTAGCAGTCAATACGTCCGGGAAACGCTGGATACTGTTTCTGTGACTGTATCCAAGCTTTGTTGCCGCCCTTTCTGCGGTCCCCCCCAACAATTCTATAAGGTCTTTTTTGTTCATCCCACATTATAAGTACAATTACTGTGCTAGTGCAACAAATTTATTAATGCACAATGATGTTGCTTTTTAATTTTAGCTAAGTTAGTATTTGTCTGCGGTCGAAACAACACTTAACTGGAGATACAAATGACACGATGCAAACTTAAAGACGTAAAGATTGGTGAGTTTTTTAAGATCAATACTAAATCTGATGCGGTTTATTTTAAAGAGAGTGTTTGTGAAAAACACGCGTCTCACATTACGGTGCGCGAGTTCCACGCGTACTCAACCACACCCGCCGAGGTGTTTGTAATGAGCAGCAACGTCTTTGTTTTATTAACTGACTAAACCACCCCCCCCTTCGGGGGGTTCTCAGGAGATACAAATGAGCAAATACGACAAGTACGGAAGCGATCTAAACAAGTGGGTGCCGGAGTTTGATCCCATCCCATTCTTACTGATAGCTGTAATCGTCCTGACACTGGCACTCGTTTCATCAATCGATAACTGTGGAGCATAAAATGATCTTAAAAGACATCATCGAGCAGCAAGTAACTCAGTACCAGCTGGGAGTTGCCAGAAGTATTTTGAGTTTCAACAGCATCAAAGACCCAAAGACTCGCAAAGCTTTGCTGAAATCTTACCGCGCAATTATTGAGAGGGCTGATGACCAGCAAGAGGAGCGTGAGCGTACCTACGCATCAAAAAGTGAAGATAGCTCACTGGACGAGATCCTGGACGATCCTAGACGTGGTCAGGCAGTATTTATAAATAAAGGAGATTACTAATGAAATCATATCAATCGTATGCCCCCAGCGACAGTCAGGTAAATGATGCGGCCATGATCATACTCAACGATGGTGGGTGGGTCTGCAAGGAACACTTCGTTGAATTACTGGACCAGTGGATCGATGACTCTACCGAACTTAATTATCAACAACAACTACAACAGGAGCAACAACATGAACAAGTCTGAATCTATAAATGAGTTAGCAGCAGCATTATCTCGCGCACAGGGTGCTATAAAGGGCGCATTGAAGGATAGTCTCAACCCGCACTTCAAAGCAAAGTACGCTGACCTTGCCTCCACCTGGGATGCTTGCCGCGAACAGTTGGCCAAGAATGAACTGTCTGTAGTTCAGATGCCCGATGTCAGTGAGACTGGAGGCATAGCTGTCGAGACAATACTCATGCACTCGTCAGGTCAGTGGATCAGCAGCCGGTTTGTAATGCCCATTGCAAAGCCCGATGCGCATGGAGTTGGATCTGCAATAACCTATGCTCGCAGGTATGCCTTGTCAGCCATGGTCGGTATTGCTCCGGAGGATGACGATGGCAACAAGGCCATAGAAAAGGATGACAAAAAAGAAGTTGAGGTTATGTCCGAACGGCAGATAGGTGACTTCAAGGTCAAGATCGCGGCCTCTCAGACAAAGGAACAAGCCAAGGCCGAATGGCAGAAGGCGCTTCATGCTTGCACTGTAATACAGGATCTGGCTGCTCATGGAAGGATCAAGGAGGCTCTCTTGATGCATCTGGAGTTTCTCGACAAGGCGGTGAAATAATGGACATCCAGGGATCTGATGCCTGGTTCAAGGCCAGGATGGGCCGTGCCACAGCATCATGCTTTTCGGATGTACTGGCCAAGGGTCAAGGTCTGACTCGCAAAAAGTATATGCTCAAGATTGTGACTGAGCGATTGACCGGCAAGGTGGCTGAATCGTTCTCCAATGTTCATACCGACAGGGGAACAGAACAGGAGCCGTTCGCACGGATGGCATACGAGTCCTCGACCGGCAATCTGGTGGAGGAGGTTGGCTTCGTCCCTCATGCATCTATCATGGCGGGATGCAGTCCTGACGGATTGATTGGAACGGACGGTGGGTGCGAGATCAAGTCGGTCCTTCCGCATATCCAGATCGAAACGATCCAGGCCGGAGGGTATCCATCTGGCCACCGTGCGCAAGTGCAGGGGTGCCTGTGGATAACCGGGAGGAAGTGGTTTGATTTCTGCTCCTACTCTCCGGATCTGCCAAACAATCTGAGCCTATACGTTTACCGTGTCGAGCGAGATGAGGATTATATTGAGGCACTGGAACTTGAAGTGATGATATTTTTACGGGAAGCGGATCAGATGTATTTAAAACTTTTTAACTGGGGGAAATGATGAAATGCAAAAATTTGTTTCAAGCGATTGGTCAGGTTATTCCGAACGGGAAGCCTAAAGTAATTGGCACATTTGCAACGGAAGGAGGTGCAGCAAAAAAAATTCAAAAATTTGTAGATGACCGCCCAGGGAAATCTTGCGGCTGGATTGAGTGCATAGCTGGGGAAAATGATGACTCTTGAGGAGATGTTCGCAGACTGCCCAAGGACCGTACACTGGGCGGTTGAGTACACCAGGGCCAATCCACCGCTGGTATGTGACAGCACTAGGCTCGACCTTGTATTCAACTACCCGGCTCAGATTGCGTATCTGCAACGGATATACCCAGGCAAGGTTAGTAGCTTTATTGACAGTGTCGAGGAGAAGCGAGGCCGCAAGAATATATTCTCTAAACACGCCAAGGAGATGTCGGAGATGCTGGACCAGGGTAAATCATTGATCCAGATCGCTGAATTTTTCAGCACAGTAAACTACACGTTGAGGTATTATTATTGCCGCAAGGTCATTGACGAGTACCGGTCCGACAACCATCTCCCGCCCAGGGTTCAGAGACCACGCAATGGCCCACAGAAGGAGTTTGTTAGGACCGAATCAGTAAAAAGCCGAATGCCGGAAATCGAGTTTATGATGGGCCAGATCGATCCGAACACCGGCCAACTGTACCTGGCTCATCGAATATCAGTGCTGTTATCCATGAACCATTCAACCGTAGCATCTTGCGTACGTCAAATTAGAGCATCTAAAAAGGAGAATCAAAATGGCATCAGTTAACAAAGTGATACTCATGTAGCAGAGATGTGATATAATCACATTATTTATACGAGGGCAAGTATGGATATGCGCGAAATGTATCTATCTGGAATGAGTATACACGAGATTAATTCGGCTACTGGGATAGCGTTTTCCACTATAAGGTTCAGATTAAAAAGGTTTAATGTATTAAGGAGTATTAAAGATTCATTAAAAATAGCCGCATCGAAAGGAAAGCTTTCTCATGCAAAAGGAATTAAAAGAACATTCACTGATGAATGGAAAAAAAATATCTCATTGGGGCAAATAAAACGCGGTGAGTTAACGGCAAAAGGGACCTCCTTAAAGCCTAGTGGATACATGGAAATAACTAGGGGGGTAAATAAATCCAGAGGTGAACACGTTGTTATTATTGAAAATCTAATTGGACGGAGGTTATTTGCAAATGAATGCGTACATCATATAGATAAAAATCGGTCTAATAATAAAGCAAGTAATTTGCAATTAATGACTAGATCTGATCATGCCAAGCTTCACGCAATTGAAAATATAACTAAAAGACAAAGGAGAAATAATGGCCAGTTTATGTAAAGTAATGCTCATCGGAAATGTTGGTAAAGATCCAGAGGTCCGCCATATGCAGAACGGCGATTCTGTTGTGTCGGTGTCCGTGGCCACATCGGAGTCGTGGAAGGATAAGAACAGTGGGGAGTCTAAAGAGAACACAGAATGGCACCGCGTGACTTTCTACAGAAAGCTTGCTGAAATAGCCGCTAATTATCTACGGAAGGGGTCTTCTGTGTATATTGAGGGCAGACTTGAAACCAAGAAGTGGACCGACAAGGCGGGAGTTGAACGCTACACCACAGGGATCGTGGCCAGTGAGATGAAGATGCTAGGCAAGGCACCGGAGGCCGGAGAGCGCCAGGCTCCAGCGAAGGCTCAAGCCGCCCATGGGTTTGAGGACATGGTCGATGACATACCCTTCTGATGGAGAATAAAATGACTAACGATCAGGCTCATGTAATTTGTAAAGAGTTGGAAACTATAGGATTGTGTTTGGCGGGAATAGAATCTCAAATAGAATTTATTGCCGCATCTCCGGGGTCGCTATCTAGACGAGATCAGTTTGCGATTGCTGCTATGCAAGCAATTATTCAAGATGGATCGCCTAGTGACATTTGCGCAGATGCATATATGTACGCAGATCTAATGATTAAGCAAAGTCGCGGAGCAAAAAATGATTAAAAATAAATGGAAACACCGGTTCTCGCACCACGAGGCATTGATGATATTCCTGGCCATCACCCCGGTGGTGGTGATCATGGTGATCATAGGTTATTTAATAGGATTAATATTGTAAGGAGAACACATGACTGAACTACTTATCTGGCTGACCCTGGTGACATTCTACGAATCAAGAGGTGAGCCTGAGTATTGTCAGGTTAAGACAGCCCAGGTAGTTCTGAATAGGCTTGGTCCGGATGGTGATATAGCAAAGGTAGTCCTGTCACCGGCGCAGTTCTCGTGGGTGCCGGAGAAGATGTATGGAGGAGTTCTTAAATCTGAGTATCGACCCAATGTTCAGAGTAGAGAATGGCTACAGGCAGAACGATCAGCAAGAATGGCCATCTACGGGAACGGGAAGTTTGAGGCCACCCACTTCCACGCAACGTGGATTGAAAAGCCAAAGAGCTGGAGTAAGTTGAAGCTGGTTACAATCTGCGGCCAACACGCATATTACAAATAGATCGGTACTTTATACCTATCTATATCTCAAAACAGGTATAAATTAGTATGCTTATGGGTTCTGAGGAGGTATTACTCCTCATCTAATTGCTGACTGCTCACGAACCCAGCTTTGGAGCGCTTGAAGAGTTTGTGAGTTTTCTTCGCAGACACCGTAATTGGCTGCGACTGTCTCGAGAGCGTCTTGAGCGGTAATGGTTCCCTCATCAGAATTTCTGGTGGGGTCGGGAAGTTCAGATTTGGCGGCGCTATCGTGGAGCATCCTCCAGCCAGCAGACAAATAAGTATTGCTGTCATCTTTAACATAAACTTTTACCTCCTTAATTATTTCCTGAGTCCTGCCCTGCACAATTTTTATACGATCAACGTATTTTGTGGTGACTGAGTCTGATATTTGAGACTGTTTTGCACTTACCTCAAGGCCATGCCTCTGCGACTCGATTACAGCCTCTTGGCACGACGATATTCCTAAACGGTTACCAACGTATAGGCCGGATGAAAATAACGCAATGACGAGCGTTAGGGCGATTGATATTTTGGCTGCGATTGGAATTAGAAATGGCATTAAGGTTTGAACGTGCGATGACCAGATCCGGGTATCCTAGTTCCAAGATGACACCATCCCAGGGTAGACTCCGGTGCCTCGCGATACAAATCAAACTTAGTTAGTATCTCGTCGGTCAGGTAGTCATCCAGTTTATTCTGTGGGTCGTAGATATCTACAGCCATCCCCTGTTTGTGGGCAGAGTTAGGGCTTCCGGTTTTAGATGACTGCAATCTCATCCCACCGTCACCATCCTTATTGCCGGAGATCAGGCACCCAGTCTTTGGGCTGACTCTCAACACGTTACCCTTAGTGACATAGTCTGCGAGTAATCGATTCACTTTGTACAGAAGGTCGAGACCGTTGAGACTTATGGCCGGAGTTACTTCCGCAATCTTATTATTGAAGTAGTCTTTGAGGATTATCATTTGACCAACTGCTGATTGGTATAACATCGTAGGACCATGTTACCTGCACCGGAGATAAATATTAATATTGAATACGCTATCGGAGGGAGGTACACAGAGAAGGTGGCCGCAGCCAACTCAATAAGACCTAGCAAAAGGACTATAGATCCATTTAACCAAAGAGTCTTCGAATGTATAGCACGTTTCACTTGTCTTGCTTCTGGTCAAGCTTCTCGAAAATTCTAGCCAGCATTGATTCTAATTTATCGAACCTGGCTTCCATGTCGTGTTTGAGATCTGACATATCCTGTTTACGAACATAATTACTAGGTAGGCATATTTCGATATCCTTAACGTCAGACTTTAATCTCTCAACTGCATCCCAGAGTTGTCGAGCGAACCAGCCTATAACAGCTAGGGCTGATCCGGCCAACAGATTGATTATCATCTGACCGTCCATTTATACCATCCAAATAATTAGACCAACGATTAAGATAATAATTATTATACTACGCTTGGAGTTCTTGATAAGGTCAAGTGCATGATCTACGGTGGAGTCAACCTTAATGATCTTCTCATCAATCTTGCCCACTACCTTCTTAGCTTTGTCTTTAATGGTCATTTGTCTTGTTGAGCTTCAAGTTCATATTTGGCTTGACTCTGTGCTGCCGCCATTACCCAGCCTTTTCCAAATGCAAGCTCGACTATCTCATCTTTGCTACCGGGGATTTGCACGTTGTTTGCAAGGCACTGCTGTACAGCAAGAGCAACAATTTCTTCAATAGCAATTCGGCAACGCTCATGAACTGCGTTTTGAATCCAGTCATCTTGAGAAACCGAAACGTAAGAAAGCGCAGAATCTTCTGCGGATGTGAGTGTAATATTGTACTGATTCATAATTTTCCTTTTAGTTAACCGATTAAGCTTCCAGAGAAAAAGCCTCTATATGCGCCCCCAGCATATCCTGTGCCATTTACAATATAAAATTCTACATAATCACTTGCACTCAACGTCAAAATCCCGTCAACGGGGATAGACGAGAAGTATCCAACGCCTCCGGCGTTATCATGTATTCCTGTAACAGTTGCAACTCCATTGACATAAAAAGCAAAGTTTCGAGTTATAGCCCCACTACTTGTTATGTTTGATGTAAATAGGTACTTACCGGCCACTGGAGCAGTGAACCTACCTGTTGATGTTGAATACACACTTCCAACATTGGTATTCATAGTGTCTAAGATATACACAGCGGGTCCAGCTACGGGAGTAGCACTCTTGTATCCACTAAACATTGGCTGAAATGGCATTGTAACCCTGCCACTAGTGTCAATACGCATACGTTCTGTGGCAGAGGTGTTAAAGGTCAGTGGTCCATAGGTTCCCGTCCCAGTCTTGGTAGCAAAAATAGTGCTTGTTGTTTGGTTTGCAATTATTTGACATAAACTAGAATTATCTGGGTCAGTTCCGCTAAAGAATCTAGCTCCAGAAATGCTGCTGGTTCCATTTGGCAGCGTATTCAATATTGTAAAACCATTAGTTGTGCTTGATTGAAACGCTACACTATTAGCAACAGTAGCATTACTCATATCACCAGTGATGCGGTTGCCTGTTCCAGTGAATGTTAGGTTTGTTGCTATAGTCTCAGCAGGTGTAGTAATTCCGGTATCGCCATTAATAATTACCGTCATATTATTCTCCTTGTAGCCAAACTTCTGTTGGCGGTGTAGCCCAGACTATCTCGCCAGCAGGTGGATATACAGCAATAGCCCTGATTACGTTACGGTAGGCTATGAAGTCTGCTTGGTTGCTTAGGTAGGGGTTATTAGATGGTGAGCCTACATCTGCAATACTAGCCCAATCTGTGCTGTTTAGGATGCCAACAGCGGTCTGTGCATTAGTCATCTTCTCTGATTCGAGTTGTACTGCTGCTTTGTCATAGATAACTGGATTGCCATCAACGTCAAAGGCATCATCGCCAACAGTGCGAACAGTCTGAGGATAGAGTTTGTAGATAGCTTCAATGAAGTTGTTCATCCCTGTATCTCCATTAGAGTGATAGTAGACGTAGCGTTTGCTTGAGTAACATAATAATTTTGTACATAAGCAGTTCCTGTATTTGCTGCCGATGCAAAATACACCGTGTATGTAGTTGCAGAAGTTGTAGCTGGAGAGTCTAAATAAGTTGTAGAGCAAGAACCCACTGAATTTGTACTTACGGATGATGTATGAGCAGCGTAATCTTCAAATCCAATAATACTTGAAGCTCCCCTATATAATCTAAGCATAACATTTGTATTGCTAGAAGCCTTAGTGACCCCAACAACATTAGCCAATACTAGAATTTTACTTGACGCGCTTCTTGGTGTAATACTTGCAGATAGATTAGTCGTTACAAAGGTAGAGGTGTTGTTACTAGCAATGGTTGCAGTGCTGCTATTAACCACCTGTAAAACGCTACCCGCTGGTAGGGCTGATGCTGCAATAGTTCCTGTTAACTGAGTAGCTGCAATGCTTTTATTCGTCAGCGTGTCTGTAGTAGCCTTGCCCACCAAAGTGTCGGTTCCAGTAGGAAGCGTTAAAACTCCTGACCCTGCAACCAGTGGCGCACTGATAGTGATGGCTCCGCTCGTATTCCCTGCGACGATAATATCTGCCAAAATTATTCTCCTAAATGAGCTTTTTTAACTGCTATAGCTACTTGCTCTCTAGTAGCATAGCTTCCTAAAAACAATCTTTTGCCATTAATTGTAGTTCTTGCTGATAATAATTTAGCCCCAGTACAATTATCAAAGTGCCACCTCTTCATGGAAGACCCTCCTCCAACTGTGTTGCAATTAGGGCATAGCACTCTTTCAAATACCCTTCCTTTGCTAGCTAAAGACCTCTTATTATTTGATTCTTCAGACTGAGTTCTTCCTAAATTAGCTTGCCTCAAAGCTTCTAATACATGAGGGAGGATAGGCTTTCCTCTGTTATAAGCT